CCGCCGGACCGCCGATCCACTCCGTGAGGGAAGTTCCTCTAAAGGTCAGATCGTTGGCTATACTTCCTTCGGGTAATGCAGAGGGGATGTTGTCTCCACTTGTGCCATTCCCAGGTCTGATAACATAGGAAAGCACGACCTTACCACCACCATCATTGATATTGAGAACCAGGGATTTATCTGATTCTATTACGCTGGTTGGAACCATGAATACAAGTGCTCCATTCACGGGGGCCGTTAATGGATTGATGTCTACCACATCGCCTACTGTAGTATGGTGTTCAAATTCATATGCTTCATCGAAGACGAGGGTGTTCCACGCAGTAAGTAGACTCCCTTTCTCTGTACCAATGTTCTTCACTGTAACATCGGCCCACAGGAAAACATTACCCTCGTCAGGGTAGATATAGCCTCCCAACAGCGTATTCTCAAGTTTATCCGTAAAGGCAGCATAGTTGAGTGTCACTTCAATATTCCCATACTCGTTATCATAGGACTGTGTTTCATCAATCGTTATTGGGTCTGACAGGAAGTCGAGATCACCCTGGGAATCTAATCCCTTTGATGGAGAATCGCCACCAGATGCTGAATCACCATAGATGGTTTCAAGGAGGTCCCAGAAGACAAGATTGTTTTGCGGAGTACCGTCAACTTCACAGGCGTTGTACTGGAATGAGCCTTCCTTCTCATCTACAATGATAAACTGTACTGCAAGCTCTGCTTCTTCACCAAAATAGAGCGCCCCACCTTTAACATTGACGAATCGAACATTGTCATCTGACAGGCCCGACTCCCATTTGGGATCACTCAGGAAACCATCAAATGCCTCACCTACAGTCATCTGCGGGTATCCGTCGAGTGTGCCACTTTTGACTAGTTGAACATACTTATCGCCTGTCCCGCCTGATGATAAAGTGGAAAATCCGACTACGACTAACAAGATCACAGCAACTACCAATTCAATGATCTTGGACAGGCCCAAGGGATGTTTGGCTCCAATGGCCGATAAGATGATGCCGATTGCTACTCCAGCGACAAGGATAGCTGGGCTAATAGGAAGATGCAAGAACAGTAGTAGCAACGCCCCCCACATAAGGACACGGCCAATGATTGCAACTTTACGCAGACCGCTTGCTTTGGGGGTACGTTTGGTGTTCTCTGCAATCGGCGGGACCTCTGCATCGGCCTGTTGCGGCTCGACAATGGGTGTGGCGGTATTCATGGGCTGTTGATCGTCATCCGTATGTACGGCCTTCGTACCGCACTTGGGGCAGAAGGCCGCTCCCTCAACCATTTGCGCACCGCACTTGTGACAGAACATTTCTATTTTCCTCCTAATTGTTGTTGAGTGTACTTCATTCGGGTTCCTCTTCATCCCGACGTTTTCGCAGCATACCTTCTATGAACTTCACTGTGTACCCGGCAGCTCTGGC